TAAGGTTTTATTTTTCATTTATTTTTTCCATCTTGATTATACACCCTTTTGGAAACACATTTCTATCACTAAATACTTCTTCTTTCTCATCATAAGAAGCAAACGTCCATAAGAACTTGTTTGTTTTCTTATACACATACGCTTGTGTAATCATAACACAACACTCAAACTTATCAAACTCATCTACTGTTGCGTGACCCGCATCGCCGGTGATGTCCAACCACCTAATAGAATAAAAATAATATCTCTTCTTGTTAATGATTGCGTGTCTGTATTTAGATTTTTTAGGTTTTCTCATAATCATCTTATACTGTATAGGGAGATTTTTGGGCAAAAAAGTTTTTATGAAAACAAAAAAATCCCCGCGCGCCGAGTACATTTGCAATAAATGTTGGTATATATAGCTTATTTGACTGTGCCAAGCTGTGCCAAGGGTCGTGGCACACTATTATTGGCTTATATCAACAATAATA